GACGTGAGGTATGTGCAGAACCTGATCGGCGTCGTGTTGTGTTTGTGGGCCTGTCCAGCCGGAGCCCAAGATCGGGGCATCTTGACGCCACTGTATGTCTCGTATGCGACCTTGCAAGGGTTGGACGTGGCGACGACGACCTACGCACTGCGGCACGGGGCAGTTGAGGCGAACCCGGCGATGCGCGGGATTGCAGGACAGCCAGCGACTCTAACGGCGGTCAAGGCAGGGACCACGGTCGGCGTGCTGCTGATTGTGGACAAGGTCATCAGACCGCGGTCGAAGACGTGGGCAACCGTCGCCATGATCGCCGCAAACTCGATTACGGCGTCTGTTGTGCTGCACAACGTCTCGGTGATCAGTCGATGAGATATCTCAATAACCTGATCGGCTTCGTGTTGTGGCTGATCTCGTTTCAGTGGGCGAAGCCGTTTCAGCGATAAGCCGTGTTTTTGCGCTTGACTCTTGGGAGGAACTGTTGAACTTTAATGGAGGCGGCCAGCCTGAGTTGTTCACGCGAGTCAGGCCAGCCTCCGAAATCGCATCTGTGGGACCAGCACAGAAGCAACCCGGCTCCGATGCAAGTCTACCACGGGCCGTGGTTCTTTCCAGTGACACCCCCACAACATGCTGTTTCGGCGTGGCAATAGCCAAGGGCGAAGCGCCAGCTCATAAAAGGCGCACGGGGGCTCGAGGCCGCGGGTGAGAAATGCCGCGGAGTCCGGGGTCGACACCCGCAAGAGCCGAGAGGCATCGGAATCACGCCGACCTCTCAGAGGATCGTTACCTGATACCCGACGTGATCATTTGGCGTCAACGTGAGTTGACGGTTGGTCGTTCTGTCTTTAAAGGCTTACGGATGACAGACTTCGAACGCTTTTGGAAGGCGTATCCGAGAAAGATCGGACGCCTCGAAGCCGAGCGGAAGTTCGAGATCGCGCTCCGGTCGACGACGATAGACGTGCTGTTAGCTGCAGTTGAGCGCTACAAACAGCACAAGCCTGAGTATGCGGACTGGTGTCACGCGAAAACATGGCTGTATCAAGGCCGCTGGCTAGATGAATACGAGGATGCGAAACCGAGCCGGAAGCCCGTGTTGAGATCGCTGGCGTTTGATACGTTCAGGCAAGACCCAACCTGGGATCCTGATCGAGACTGCCCGCACGGGTCGCAGCATGCCACCCGTGGCGTCTGTCAAGCGGTGAGTGCGGCACTCAAGAGGGAGAGCGCATGAAGCACGGAACGTGGCCCGACACCTGTGTGCAGCGGGCGTTTGTTGAAGGCGCGCGGTGGCAGATGTTCAAGGACCATGGCTGGACGCCGTGGAGCGACGAAGTGGATGCGATGGAGGCTGAAGCCGCGCGTCGATTCGGAGAACCAGAGCCTGCGCCGTCCACGAGAGAGCGGGAGAAGCGCGCATGAACACGATGAAGACGCAGAAGGAACTAGAGGCGCTTGTCCTCGTGATTGATTCGGCCCCTTCATGTCTCCTGCATGGCCACGAGTGCTTGGAGGTCTGTATTGAGTGCGAATCAGCCGTGCAGTGTAGCAAATGTGAACCTAGACCTTGCCAGTGTTGGAACGACGAGTAGGCCATGAAGAGACTAACCGACATAGCGTCCTCCCTCGTCCCGCCGTACCAAAGCTGCGGGAACTGTGCGAATGGGTGGCTCGAGCAGCGCGCATCAGGTGGTGGGTATGCCGCCGTTCGGTGCAGTTGCTTTCGGGCGCACCAACAGAAGCTCGCTGATGCTTTGACTGCGGCTAAGCACGGCCCGAGACGGAAGAGGGACGATGGGGGAGCGTAAGCGTCACCGGCTCGATTCCAACCACAAGGCCATCAGGAAGGCACTGGAGGCCCGTGGCGCGTTGTTCATCGACACAAGCCAGACTAACTTAGGGTTCGATGCGCTCGTGGTGCCTGCGGGATTCAGTCGCCTTGTGCCAGTGGAGATCAAAGACCCGGCCTCGAGCCGAGGACTGAAACTGTCCCCAAAGGAGGCCGCGGTGCATCGCGAGCTCAAGGCGAGAGGCATTACCGTAGAAATCCTGACCGATGATGCGAGTCTGGATGTGCTGACGCAGCCGGCACGGGCTGATTTCTACGCGTCTGAGCGCAACAACCAGAAGCCAGATTTGCCTTGACTCTCCAGAGAGAAGGCGCAGAATTGGGGAGCAGTTTTCTTCGCCTGTCATCAGGTGTCTATCATCCGAGCCACGGTCATCGTCGTCGCGACCGCTATTGCACTGGCTCTCGGTGCGTTCTGGCTCAGCGCCACGCTCACAGCAGCCACCCCAGGCGGCACGCCAAAACTTGACGTCGGGAAGCACTACGACGCGGTCTATAGCTGTCAACGCCAACTCGTGGTGGTGAGCGACGGCATTGCGAACGCAGATACCTGCTACATCGAACTCTGGACCGTGCTGGAGGTTGGGAAAGACGGCTGGGTTCGAATCAGGGATGAGAAATCAGGCGACGAGTGGTATGGTAACCTGAACCGATTGAGCGCGATACGTGAGCATGTCGAACCGCGCATTGAGCCGACCACGGGCCAACTAAAGATTCAGGCCAACGGGAGCTATTCAGGCACATTCAGGGTGTGCATCTCTGGCCGCCCAGAGACGTGCCCGCCTCTCTTTGGCGTGGTTAACGTCGAGCCCGCGGCCGCGCCGAAGTTGCAGGCCACCAGATAACATGGCTGACGAACCCGTCTATCAACTCGATCTCGAGTTTCACTTCGCGCAGGGAAGCCCGCTCTACCTCCAAGCCACCGAAGGCCGCGATCGCTACATCGCAGATGATGCGCGCGTCCTCATCGAGCGCCGGCCCTACCCCGACACGATCGAAGAGACGATCATCCACCGGCACTTGGTCAACTACTTCACGATCACCCGTCGCAAGGTCGAGCCTGACCCCCAACCGAAGCCCTGGGAGCAACCGTGAAGACAGGCCTACCGCGCACAGGCACGAAAGACCAGCGCATCGCCAACCTCGAGCGCCAAGTTGCCATCCTCGCAGATGCGCTGCTGTTCGCGATGACGCATATCAAGCTTCAGCGTCAGAGCCCAATCGTGGGTGCTGAACCAACAGTCATCAATATGGCTGAGCTGTATCGGCAGGCTGTGGAAGCGAAACAAGCCCAAGAGCAGACACCATCAACGGAACAACCCGCAAATCAGGTTATCATCAACTAGCCGAGCCTATGCCGCAGTCCATCTCACAGATCGTCGCGGACGCATGGGTTGAGGTCGTTGAACGCAGCCGGCAAGACACTCCCGTTGTGCAGTGGAACGATTGGTTCGGACCACGCCAGAGTTACCGAGACGCCATCACGAAACCGAAACGAAACATGTTCGGCAAAGTCATACCGCGTATCGTCATTGTTCGCAATAATTTACGCAGACTAGGCAAGCCGAACCGCGCTCCATTGCTCCCGGATTGATACAATAACCAATCAATGCCGTTTATCAAGGGTCAGAGCGGCAACCCCAAGGGGAAGCCAGCCGGCGCGAAGAACAAGTGGACCGACGAGCTCAAAGCCAAAGCCCTCAAGTATGGCGTTGACGCCCTCACCGTCGCTCACGGCATCCTGATGGACACCGAACAAAGCACCAAAGACCGCTTAAAAGCCGCTGAAGTCATCCTCAAGCCCGCGTCAGTGCACCTCTCAGACGGCACGCCCAATACAGGCATTACGGTGAACCTCGGCTTCATCGCCGCAGGACAGGCACCACACCAACTCCAAGAGCCTATCGACGCCCACGTCCAAGTCTTGCCTCAAGTCTTGAGGTTAACCGAGCCTGTCTCCGTCGCATCCGATGACTAAATATCGACAATCCTCAGTTCTCGTGCCAACTCACATGCGCTGATTTATTGGGATAACCGCGCAGCGTCGCATAAGACTGATTATGTTAACCTGTAAGTTGTTGCAAACAAAGGAACATCACCCCAACCTGTGGCTGCTGTGACACACCGCGGCATCCGGATTCTAGGGCCAGGAACTCGGTTTGAGGCCGGGGCCGGTGTTACCCATCGGCTTAGATGAGTGGACTTGTCGAGCAGTCGGAATAACGCGGGGAGGTGTTGCGCTTTCTGGGGACCACTGACGTGGTCTGTGTGCTCGGGTGTTTGGTATTCATTATCATACGCACGAACAGGGGGCGAAAGTCTAAGGAATAGTGCTTATCAAATCATAAGAAAGATTTATAGTCCTGAATGATGCAGACAAATGGTCCGAGTCCGTCAGCCTTTCTGATCAACGGGGAGGTGTTTTTCGATCCGCATCCTGGTCCGCAGTTGACGGTAATGCAGATGGTCGCGCGTCGGGTGATGACTGGTCAGGGGCCGAGCAAGTATTTCCTCCGCGGGAACCGTGGCGGAGGGAAGTCGGTCACGGTGCGGAAGGGCATCTGCCATGCGTTGGCGCTCCTGTTGGCGAAGCTGACCTATGTGGTGGTGCGGCGGAACATGCCCGATCTGAAGATGAACCACACGCGATATCTCGGGTCTGAAATGCGGACGCTGACGGGCCGGGACGACATGTGGAACAAGACGGACGCGCAGTCGAGCTACCTCAACGAGTCATTGGGATATTACCGGCAGTGCGAGGAAGAGAAGGACGTCGAGAAGATCGTCGGGGCCGAGGCGGTGATTCTGTTCGTGGATGAGGCCCCGCAAATCGCGTGGGAACATTTGCGCACGATGGCCCCGTCGATGCGAGTGGCGAAGGCGTCAGATGGATCGCAACCGTTCTGGCCGGTGGAGATTTACAGCGGCAACCCCATGGGGGAGTCGATTGAGGATCTCGACAAGTATTTCCTCGACAAGGACGTGGACCCGCTGGACGATCCGCTGTATGACCCGAACGACTGGTGTCATATCCCGATGCACCTCGCGGACAATCCCAGCCTAGACCCGGATGAATATCGGAAACAGTTCGCGGGGATCCCGGCGCATTTCCGTGCGGCGTGGATTGACGGCGTGCGGATGGATTCTCGCACGCTGTTTGACGTGAGGAAGATGAAGGATGGCAAACCCTACCACTACATTCAGGAGTTACCGAAGATTGGCGAAACTCCGTTGCTCCGCGTGCCGTGGATACAAATCTATCGTGCGTTCGACATGGGGTTCTTTCCTGATCCCGCTGTGTGCGTGTGGTTTGCCGTCGTCGGTCGCCGCATCATTGCCATTTCTGAGCAGACATGGTTCAGAACCATCGCCAAAGACCTCGCCGCCGCCATGCTCGAGACCACGAAAGAACTCGTCGGGGAGACGGCCTGCGGGCTGACCTACGTGGATCCGCAAATCAACATCAAAACCGGCTCCGATACGGTCACGGTCATGGACACGCTCGAGATGAACGGCGTCCCCTGCGAAGCCTCGATCAATGACCGCGTGCTCTATGCCGATGCGATTCACGGTCTCTTAGGAGAGGAAGTCGAGCCTGGGGTGCCGCGGTTCCAAATCTACGAGCCTGGGTGTCCCATGTTGGCGAAGTATCTCCCCAAGATGCGGTGGGACGAGAAGAACCCGCGCCGGATGGCCGATCACAAATTCGATCACTGGATTGTCGCGCTGGCGTATTTCGCGATCAGCAGCGGCGTCCTGAGTCTGAGTGCGGCCGCGATTCCCGACGCCGCAGAACCCGTAGGCATGCGCTGGCTCCGCGAAGATAGCCAGCCACGAAGGAGAGCATGAGTGAGCAGCACTAACACGTTAGGGACGGCGCAGAAGATAGTCCTGGATATTTGGCAGGTAATGGCCGCACAGGTGTTATCGCGCGAGGAACTCGGCGGGCGAGTCGAAATGTCGGCCACGCTACCGGCCGCGATGGATGCCTTAGTGTTGAGACTGGTTGGATTCTTTGCTTCCAATCCACTGCACGATGAGGTGATTACGTATCCGTCTGATTGGTGGCAAGCAGTCAAGGCGCGATTCTGTCCGGCGTGGGCGTTGAAGCGTTGGCCTGTGGTGATGACCTCGCACACTATTAAGGCTGCTGAAGTGGCGACGAAACTGAAACTGCCGAAGAACTTCGGCCCAACCATCGTGATGACTGTTGAAACAGACACGCGCGCTGCGTGGAGAGAGGATTACGAGTAATGGACACCGACACCGCCGCCGTCCCGCAGACCACGATGGAGATCGCCCAAAGCGTCGTGGAGCAGTCCGACGCGCAGGACACATCAGCCAGCGAATCTGCCACCACCATCGAGCAACCGCGCGTCCTCGCAGAGCACGCCACGGTCCCGGACGCTAAACCGGCACCAGAACCGGAACTGACGGCCTCGCAGAAATTTCTCGTCGCACAGGGCCACAAGTGGGGCAAACGGCCGGACGGGAAGACGGACCTGTCATTTCTGCCGGCGAGCACGGTGGCGAATATGCTGGACAAGTTCGCGGAAAGCCATCGCGAACTCTGGGCGGCCGAACATCACTCACCCACGGTGAAAGAGCGCGATCAACTCAAGGCCGATTTGTCTGAGTTTATGACGGCGCTGCGCGGCGATGATCCGAAAGCGTTTCTCGAGATCGTGGCGCAGCACGACCCGCGGTATCAGTCGTTTCTGACGCCACAGCAGGCCGCGTCGCAGACGATTGACGATCCAGAACCCAAGCCAGACCTTGAGTTTGCGCCTGGAAAGTTTACCTACTCGCTCGAGGGGCAGGCGAAGCGCGAAGCGTGGCTCAAACGCCAGATCCTCACCGAAATGGATCAGCGCATGAAGCCGTTTGCCGACCGCGAGAAGGCGGAGAAGGAACGCGCGGCCCACGAGCAGATGCAGGAGCAAGTCCGCACGAAAACACGCGGGATGCTGGACGAGGCGCAGACATGGCCGCTCTTTGGCCCGCTCGCCGCCGACAAGAGCCTCACGCCGTTCCAGCAGGAGGTCTTAGACACGCTCAAGGCCGATCCCGCGATCTCACTACATCAGGCCTATATGAAAGTCGTGGCCCCGCGCTTTGCCGAAGATGACGCCGCCCGCCGTGCCCGATACGCACAGGAGCAGAACACCGCCCCGCGGAGCACCTCAATCACCAGAACCGGCGCGGAACCCATCGCGGCAAACAAACCCCGGACGACGGAAGACATCGCGCGAGAAGTCATCATGCGTGAGTCTTGACACACCACCTATAGTGATGTATACGTAGTATACGGCTTAGCCTAGCCTACAAGGGCGCGCTGGTTCGTAGGTATCCACGTTTAAGGCGCTGCCTCGCGGGCCTTGATCCGCAGGGTTTTTGGCTTCTCTCGGGCCTTAACCGAGCACCAATAACCTGATTTCCTGCGGAGGGGCCACATGGCCATTCCATTTACGCAACAGGTCGCGTCTACCTACGACGCGGTCGTCAACGAGAAAAATCGAGGCGCTGACCAGTGGTCGGATACCTCGGCGCTGAACGCCCTCGAAGAGATGGGCGGAGTCAAGCGCGTCCCTGGTGGAGCGACGCCGTCTGCCACATTGGACTACCGCCAGAACCAGGGCGGCGACTTCCTGCTCACTGACACGACCGCCACCGCCACGTCCAAGACCGAAGTCCTGACGCAGACCTCTCCCTCGTGGGCGACCCTCGTGGTGCCGACGAACTGGTCCGTCACCGACGAGGAACTCAACTCGGACACCAACGCGAAGGTGCCCCTGATTGCCTCGCTCGTGGACAACGCGATCATGACCCACGACTACATGATCGAGCAGGCCATGTTCGCCACGACGGGCGGCACGGACGGCTTCGCCACGTTCGTGGATCTGTTCACCGCCGACGGCACGGGCACGGTGCAGGGCATCGTCTCCGGCACCGAAACATGGTGGAAGAACCAGTTCAAGGACAAGGCCACCGATACCGGGGCCACCCTGCTCGCGGACTACAACACGCTGTATTTCTCGTGTCAGAAGGGCTCGCTCGGCCGTCAGCCGAACGTGATCCTGGCGAACTCGACCCAGTATGGCACGTGGCTTGCCGCGAATCAGGCGAATCAGCGATTCCTCGACGCGAAGGAAGTGCGGACCCTCGGAGCCGGCAAGAGCGCCTACCACATCAACGCGCGCTACATCTTCAGCTCCGTGCTGACGACTGCGCAGAATGATGCGTTCATGTTCAACACGAACGACACGTATCTGACGGTGGTCAAGGGGGCGTTCCGGAAACGTCGATCCCCGGTCGATTTCGCCGCCGCGCTGATGGTCAACATGAAGGTGTACTCGATTCTTCAGCTCGTCACCCGCAACCGCTCACGCGGTGGCCTGTTGTTCACCACGTAAGGGGGAGGCTGACAATGGCGATTTGCGTTGACAATCAACCGGCTGTTGGGTCTCACGACGAGGTCCACACCAGCCAATACAACACGCTCGGTGCCGTCCGGGAGTTCTCGGACGGAAACACCTACATCTACCTCAAGGGCGTGACGTCCTGCGCGGACGGCTCCGTGGTGGCCTACCAGCCCGGTGTTTGGACGGCCATTCTCGTGGCGACCGGCGTCAAGGGCAGCGTGGCGATTGCGCAGGCGGCGATCGATGCCTCCACCAAATACGGGTGGTTCATGATCGTCGGCTCGGACGTGATCACGGTGCGAACGGCCTGCACGTCGAACGTGGCCCTGTTCGCTGGCGGTGTGTCCGGCTACGTGGACGTGGCAGCGGTGAAGGGCGACCAGATCACGGGGCTCTTCATCCGCAACGCGGCGGCGGCGGTCGGCTCGGCGCAGATTCAGATCGATCGCGCCAAGATCGGCATGTCGAACGAGTCCACCGGCTAAGAGGAGGCGGATGAAGTCGGTCATCCTTGGGGGGTACCGCCACACGGTGGAATCCCCCCGCTATCACTTCCCGGACGCGGAGCTCTGGTTGCAATCGACCAGCGCCCGCGCCTGGGATTGGGTGCTCTACGACTGGTCTCGGTGGTTTGACGTCCACACCATCGAGCCACAGTCGTTCTATCCCGGAATCAAGGCCATGCGGCCGGATGTGCTCGCGTGGTATCACAAGCAAGGCAGCGAACGCCCGATCTACTTCACGACCACATATCCACAGATCATGGCGAGTCGCGCCTACCCGATCGAGCGGATGACGGAGCAGTTCGGCGCGGAGTATTTCGGGTGTCAGTTGGACTACATGGCGGCGCTCGCGCTCGATGAGGGGTTCGATCGCTGGATTCTCTACGGCATCGGGCAGCCGTATTGCCGCGAACGGGACAGTGAGGCCGCGCAGAAGTGGTGGAGTTTCCACGGCACGTTCCTGCACTGGCTGCGACTCGCGAACAGGCGTGGCGTCGAGATCCTGTTTGACACGCCGGCGTCGAATCTGATCACGCCCGAGATGATTCTGGACCGCGAGCGATATCCCGACCCGCAACCCTGCACGTATCGCTACGGCTACGACATGGGTGTGGAGCGAGATCGGGTCGCCGCTGAACTGAAGGAGTACGCGTAGATATGGCGAAAGAACGAGAGACGACTGTCAGTGAAACGGGTGCGCCCGCGTTGGATCCAACGGTCGCGACGATGATGCAGGCGTTCGCAGCCGCAGTCGCCGCAGGAAACAAGGACCTGGCGGCGAGTATTGCGGCCCTGACCCCCAAGCCGGAAATCGTTGAAGGCTCACCGGAATACGTGGCTCGTCAGAAAGCCGAAGGTTGGTTCGACGACTTTTTCGGCAAACACGTCTACCAGAACGCGATCGAGGCGCAGGCGCGCGGCGAGAGCGAACAGACCCGTAGGCGGGCGAGCCAGCTCACATCAGGCGTCTACATGATCGGCAAGAACAAGAGCCGAAAGGTTGAGGTGATCGTCAACGGCGAGGACATCACGCTGGTCTATCCGATCAAGGGCGACAACCTGCTCATCAACCAGCAGCACTGGAACAGCTTCGAGCACCTGATCGATCAGCTCTGGGACGCGATGCACACGCCCGTCCCGGCGTAGACAACTTAACCGGCACTCCTCGGTTATGGGGCTCCGCGCATCGGGCGCGTGAGCCCCTTTTTGTTAGGTGGGCATGGACGAGACTGAAGACACGAAGCAATGGGCGGGATGGCAGGGACGGCTCAGCGCGTCCCGGCGTCGTCGTGAGGATCGTGTCTCTGACTGGCAGCGGAATGTCCGCAAGCGGACGGGTGAGACGCGGTCATCCAGCGCCGAAACCACCACGATTACGGAAACTGGCACCGCCGTCTCTGTCAACAAAGACCACCCGCTGACCGGGTCGAAAATCGCGCTGCTCTATTCGCAGAATCCAGAACTCAGGCTGTCCACGACGAATCAGCAGGCCGGGCCGGTCGTCCAGCAGTTTGCCGGCGTGCTCAACGCGACGATTCTCAAGGCGAACGTCGGCGCACGCATCGAAGAGGAACTGGCGGACGTCATCAATGCGGCCGGTATCGGTGGTGTCGTCATCGCGTGCGAGAAGCGCACCGAAATGCGCGACATGCCGAGCGTCGATCCCATGATTGCCGCAATGACTGGGCAACCGCTGGAAATGATCCCGGTCGAGACCGTGGTCGATCTGCGCTACCCGGTCAGGCGTATAAGTCCGGCTAGTCTGTTGGTGCCGTCCGATTTCACCGGCTCGACCTACGACGACGCGCGGTGGTTGGGCTATGACGACAGCCTGCCGTGGGTCACGGCCAAGTCAGAGTTCAAGATCTCGGACGAGAACAAGGATAAGGTCTGCGCCAGCGACAAGCGCGGAGCGAGCACGACCAACAGCCTGAACACCGATACGGAGAAGTATCGCGACTCCGACGTGGTGAACTTTACCGAGGTGTTTTACTGGCGGCACTTTTACCACGCCGACGAGACCAACTTTCAGGCACTTCAGCGCGTGGTGTTTGTCGAAGGGCTCGAGGAGCCCGTCATCAACGAACCATATGCCGGCCAGAAGCGCCTGCCGGACGGTCGGGTCGTCGGGGTCAAACGCAACCCGATCCAAGTCCTGACGCTGACCTATATCAGTGATGACTGCCTCCCGCCGTCCGATTCCACGATCTCGAGGAATCAGGTCTCACAGCTTGAGGACTCGCGCGAGACGTTCCGGCAACAGCGCAAACACTCGATTAACCAGAACTGGTTCGACGCGACGAGGGTCAGCCCGAATACTCGGTCGCTGCTCGAGAAGGGCAAGTTCCAGGCGTGGCTGCCGATCAACGGGCCTGGCGATCGGGCGTTCGGAGAGATCCCACGGTCTCCACTGACGCAGGAGAAGTTCGAGCTCGACGGCATTCTCGACCGCGAGATTACGGACCAGTGGACGGTCGGGCCGAATCAGGCGGGCAACTTCGCCTCTGGAGAGCGCAGCGCGCGTGAAGCCGGAATTGTCGAGAACAATTTCAAGACGCGTATAGGGCAGCAGCGCGGGAAGGTCGAGCGGCATTTCGTCGGCATTGGCGAGGTGATCGGGTCATTGATGGCGCTGCATGGGAATGTGGGGATTCCCGTGGAGGTGCTCGACACAATTACCTTCAGCATTCGTGTGGATTCCACGGTGCTCTTGGATGTGCAGCAGCGCATCGAGCAGATCAAAGAGTTCACGAATCTCTGGGGACAGAGCGGGGTCGCCAACATCAAGGCGCTGGCCGTGGAACACGCTGAACTGCTCGGGATGGATCCAGGCAAGTTCACGATCGACCCGCAACCGAAGGCTCCTGAGCCGGTAAAGGTCTCCGTGAGCAAGATGGAAGATATGAACAACCCGCTGATGCTGGCTGAACTCTCTCGGACGAATCAGTTGCCGACGCCGGAAGACGTCGCGGCCGTCACGAAGTTGCTGACGGCGCTCGGCCAGATTCCCGGAGTGGCCGCGCTGATGACGCCTCCAACTCCGGAATCCAGCAATCCGAACCAGCAGCCATCAGAAGTCGCGACTCCGGGCATCAGCAACGCGAACTGGCAAGAGCAGCCACGCATTAACAAGCGCGATGAGGATGGCGGCGCGTGATGCGGGGTCTACTAGCTAACTCTCGTCGTGGTTTTGTCGGAGTGAAGGTATGCAGTCACGCGCTGCATGGCCGCAGTCGAGAATGGATGCGGCCCGACGATGACACCGTCGTCTCTTCGCACGAAGAGGCCGTGTTCAAGCGCGAGGCGGCAGAACTCATCCATAGATACGCAGTTTCGCTCAACCGGGATGGACTCGTAGTCGTGTGCCATATTCATGACATGAGTATACAAGCATGACGTGTGACAGGTGTTATCGACCACTCGACGAAGGAGACCACGGCCTCGGCCTCTGCCCACTGCAACCGCGGCGATCCGCGCCAGTGGTATGGGCGGACGACATTCCCGGCGGGGTGGAGATTCAGAACGCGATCTGCAATCCGG